CGGGCATAGCCCGGCAGTATATTGTAAGCACACTAAATTTGACGAGTCATGTCTTGAAATAATAGACCTATGATTATATTCGCACTTATGGGAATTACCCTTGAAACGAACTTTCCTTTCTTGCTTAATTCAGTTATTCTTGAAGTAGCTTCATTTTAAACGACTTTATGAATATTCCAAGCCATTAGAACGAGAGTATATTTCGTGCCTTCTCTGTTTACTGCGCACCCCTTCTTTTTCTTATTTGAAATCACCTTTTATAGACATAGACTATTTCTCTCGTTTTTGTGTGAGATCTTAATTACTTGAAATTCAAAATTGTCTTTATAGACAAACTAAAAACATTATAAAATATTTTAAAAAGGAGTTCATCTCCCCCAAAAACATTAATAAAAGAAGGTAGGATATCAGTTCAGTGATGTTGAATTCCTAGAAAATAAAAACAAAAATATTAAAATATTCTGATTAACCTAGATATTTACGTCGCCAGTTAAATCCTTAGATAGGGAAAGGAGGATAAGGCGAGGCCTCGAAAGGGTCGTTGCGACATAAAGTTTATTTCTTTGAATTATTTTTCAGTCTTATAATAAAATTATTAAAATACGCTTTAATTAGCGAGTAGTTATGTTTCTTATTACATAAAGTTACCATACTTAAAAAGGCCTGGATGGAGAAACCAGTTCAATCAAACCAATTGCCGCAATGCAATTATTCAAAACTAGAAATTGGGTAAGTTCTGAACGACTGATTATGTGAGCCCAATAGAGGAAAACAAAATTCCTCTTTAAAATTTAAATTGGTATCAAACTTTCCACACCAACCAATACAATTTACTATCATGATGAATACAAACAAGAATTTACACGAGCGAAACACTGAGAAATTTATTGCGTACCGCAGGGGTTTTAGGAAGCATTCCGCCCCTACTATCGCACGCAACAAGCAATTGGAAAGCAAGCGATTTATTCCTGTTAGGAAATATAAAGATAGATCCCTTTTATGGGACGATGTTGTAGAACCTCAAGCAGCGGACTGGTTTAAAACCGGTCTTGATGCCGAAACTTTGAAGTCTTTCCAAGTTTTTACTGGGGTTTTGGATGATATTCGCAAATCTGTTGATAATGTACCAAAGTCTATGGACAATGGGATAGACTATGGAAGCGAATTGATTAAATTACGTGAGGCTCTTGAAGCCTTAAAACCTGAAAATTTTTCAGCTGAAGCCTTCCGCGGCATCGAGAAGCTTAAACATGATGTTGCGGAATGGAAACCTTTCCAAGGGAAAGGCTCGGCTAAAAATTTACTATTAGTAGTACTTGTTCTTGGTACAGGAGCATTTGCTTATATTAAACCATGTTCAATTACTAAAACAATCTTTGCCTTAGCAGTTGGTGCTTTAGGAGTTTTCAGTGATATTTTTACTGATGTGTCTCTGTGCTCTAATTTTATGGAGTTTGTTTCCAAAGTTAACACTATCGAGGAGGATGTAATTCTTGATATGGAGACAGTTGAACCACAGATGGAAGATACGGCTTTGGAATCGATAGCATCCTTGATGACTACAACCTTAGCCGGTTATGTTTCCTTCACGGCTGGCAAAGATGTTCCTAAGACACTTTTTCAGTCCTTGGGTTCGCTCGGTAGAGTTACTACTACTGTTACCGATATTTTCAAGACCCTTTTTGAGGTTATTGAGAAAGCGGTTAATTGGGTGCGTCATGAATGCATGGATTTACCTTCAGTGCGATTCTTTGATACTTTCTCTGTTGAGATAGATAATTATCTCACTGATTCTTCTGCTATACTTGATCTGGAAAGGAAAAGTATTTTCCATAGAGATCCTGAAAATTACGAGCGTCTTGCTCTTATGGTTAATGTCGGTGAGAAGCTCATGAGAGAATTACCTAGAGATAGGAAATCTCAAGCTGTGATTGACACTTTGAGAGCAGTGGTCAAGCAATTAACAAATCTTAGGGCTATTTTTGAGGCCTCAAATTATTCATTAGCAGGAGCGCGTCAAGAACCTGTCGGTATTATGTTAAGAGGTGGACCGGGTGTGGGTAAATCTATCACCATGGAGCATCTTAACTATGCTCTGAGTGCCATTACTCTTAATGATTCGGCTCGCGAGGCTTTTGAAAGAAATCCTGCCACTTTTGTCTATAATAGACAGTTTGAGGGCAAATACTGGGACGGTTATACTCCTTCTAAGTATTTCACTATGTTTGATGATCTCGGACAAATTAAGGATAATACAAATCCGGATGGTGAATTTGCTAACGTCTTACGAGCTTACAACACTTTTGAAATGAATTTGCATATGGCCAATATGGCTGCTAAAGGGGTTTCAACCTTTAGGTCCAAATTCATTTTTGCTACAACTAATATGACCGGTAGCTACGTTCCTGAATCTATCCTTAGTAAAGAGGCATTCTTGCGTAGGTGGGATTATAATTTTGTTGTCACACCTCGTCCCGAATATTGTACCAAGGAAACTAGGAATAAAGGACTCTATGAGAGGAGACTTGATAGTAATAAATTTCCTATTACTACTGTTTCCATAGAGGAAAGGGACGGTACTATGAAGGAAGTTGAAGTGACCGATATGGATCCAAGCCTGCAGCACTTTTGGATGCTTGAGAAGGATGGAGTTACTCTTTGCGGAGGCCGACCTTTAGAATTTCATGAAGTAGTGAGCTTAGCTTTCAGATCATTTAAAACTAAGCAAGCGCGTTATGCTCTACATACACAAAAATTTAAACAAACTTATCAGATGTATGTACAATTAGAAGATAAGTTGAATGGAAAGTGTGATGATGATTCTACCTCTGATTTTACTGTTTCAGCTCAATCAGGTTTAATTGGCCCTCTTTTCCACGCTCCTTCTTCAATCGAGGGATCGATATATAGTTGCGATGAAGACTCTAATACTTACGAGGACGATCTTGAGGATAGTATAGCGCGGGCTTTAAGCTTGGCTCCTCCTAGACTTGAAGTACCATCCTTGGATACTGTAGAATTTTTGTGTGGAGGTGAAGATGTTGATACTATTAAAGTTCTTAGAGCATTGATAGATAAAACCAGCAGAATGAAACCTCTTCATAAACAAATGTATAGTGATATTACGTCCATGGGATCTATATATTTTGGGATACATAATGTACTTGAATGTCATTCGTTACCCGTTGTATATTACAATCTTTTCATCGTTATGGGTGTTAAGTTTACCGATTATATCTTTAAGTATCAAGCTTTTGAATCTTGTTATGTGTTTGATGTATTCCCCATGAGATATCCAAAAACTAAGTCTTTCGGTACCAATCTTGTGAATGCATGTAAGGATAAGATAGTTCAATTTCGGGCTTATATTAAAAGTTTCTTAGCTAACACGCCTCTTCAAATGATGTATGACACAATGTGTGAGTTCAAATTCTATATTCTAGGATTTTGCGGCATCATATCATTACCATTCGTATGGAGGAAAATAGTAGGTGACAAACCTACAACCACCGAGGAATCCTTCGGATTTTCAGATAGGATGAAATCGAATAAAACTTCGGGTAAGAAATGGGTTGGTAAATCTTCACACCAGATTAAGGAGAAACTTGCCGCCAGAAATGGTTCGACTGTTCCTCAAGGAGGTGATGCCCTTGATCCGGGTGGTTTCAACTTATTTAATAGCATAGTTAAGAACGCTCAGTATCAGGTATGGGCTGAAGTCCACAAGGATAGAGATGAATTCACCAAACCTGGTTATGCCTTTGGTATAAAAGGTACGTTGATGCTTATGCCATTGCATTTCATTAAATCTATGTTACATTGTGTTGAATTAGATGAAGATTATCTTGATGCGAAAGTTAAATTTTGTAAGAATATAGATTCTCGTCGAGATCATCAGATTGTAGTGCTTGTTTCAGATCTTCTTTTAGGGTACAAGGAAGGAATATTAGCAGATAACGATATGGTGTTAGTAGATTTAGGCAATAAAATGCAACCAGGCAGAGACAATACGAAGTATTTCGTCAATAGATCTGACTACAAAGACAATCAAGCCAATTTCTCTTTTGCCATGGCATTCACGTATGGCAGAGATAAACAGTTCTTTACAGGTTACGCTTCTGCCGAAGATAACAAAGTTGCAGTGACCCCTAAAGAGATGGATTCTTATTATGTGAGGAGGAGTTACAAGTACAAAGCTCACACCAGTGTTGGTGACTGTGGTGCTCCTATGTGTTGGCTTAATAGTGCTCTACCCTTGAGAAAGCTTTGTGGTTTCCATGTCGCTGGAAACAAAGGCACGGGTGTCGGGTATGCCTCCGTTGTTTGTGTCGAAGATCTTCTTGAAGATTTAAATATGTTTGATAATGTTACCACGGATACCACGGAAGAATTATCTTTACTCAAGGTCGATCCCGATTTAATTATCTCTGAGGGTCAGTTCGAGATTATAGGAGCTCTTTCCAAGGCTCCTTCCACGTCGGGAGTTAGTAAGATTATCAAATCTAAATTATACTCTGGGTGGCACATTCCAATGATGGGCGTAGCTCAACTCAATAACGCATTGGATGCAGATGGGAATCTCGTGGAACCCATGAAAAATGCCCTTAAGAAATATTGTCATCCCATAGTTCATGTTGATATGGAAGCTCTAGTTAAAGCTACTCTTTCTTACGAGGCTTATTTTTATTCTAACACTAAGCGTTCCATTAAGGAAAGATTGCACACTTGGAGAGAGGCAGTAAACGGTCTTGATACCTGTTCTTTTTCACATGGAATAAATGTCTCCACTAGTGCTGGTTTTCCAATGAATGTTCAAGGGAATACCAATTATAAGAAGTGGCTATTTGAGAAAGGTAGGGAAGGTCCTATTTTTGAAGAGAGACTCGAGAACGTTATTGAAAAACTCGAGATTGAAGTCTTCAAGATGCAGAACAATATTAGACCCAATTGGGTATTTACAGATTGTTTGAAAGATGAAAAACGACCTATTGCTAAGTGTATATCCGGTTCTACCAGATTATTTTCAGCTTGTCCTTTCTTCTACTTAATTATATTTAGGAAATATTTTGGGGCTTTTCAACTCCAATTTATAGATGACCGGATTTCTAATGGAAGTGCTGTAGGTATTAATCCTTTCAGTGACGAGTGGGATGTCCTAGCAAGGAAGCTACATCAATTTAGTAAAGATGACGCCTGTATAGGAGCTGGAGATTATGCAGGGTATGATGGCAGAGAGCAACCAGCTATTCACTGGGTCATTTTAGATATTATAAATAGATGGTACGACGATGGTGAAGTAAATAGAAACATACGTAGAATGTTATGGTTGGAAGTAGTGAATTCGCGCCATGTTAATGGCAATTACGTTATGAACTGGTATTCTAGCTTACCAAGTGGTCATCCCTTCACAATCGTTATTAATTGTATGTATAATCACATTCTTTTCAGATTGTGCTGGGATAGACTAGGTCTTCCTTCGTTCGACTTCAATAAGAACGTATATTTATGTGTGTGTGGTGATGATAATATTTTTAGTGTACACCCAGATTATAGAGAATACTTTAATGAATTGACCATAGTCAAGCCTATGGCCGATTTTGGAATGGAATACACCACCGAACTCAAAGGTACAGCGGTGTCACAGTTTAGATATCTTGACAAGGTGGAGTTTCTCAAAAGATCTTTTAGATACGAACCCATACTAGGTCGTTATGTGGCTCCTTTGAGATTGGACGTGGTGTTGGAAATTCCTTATTGGACTAAGAAGGTTTCCAATAGGGATAATATAACGTGCGATAACACAATAGAGACTCTTAGAGAATTATCGCTCCACGGTGTGGTTATTAATGATGCTTGGTATCCTAAGATAGTCAAGCACTTCGAGAAGAACATGGTTGGGATAAATCCTACTACTCCTCTTCGAATGTCTTGGAAAGATAGACTGTTACAAACAGTTGATCAAGATTTGTACCTATACTAATTAGCTATGACCGTCATGTCTTAAAACTGTCCCTTCCTCAGGTAGAGGCCACTGCTCACGATCAGAGCAACTTATAGATAATGTGAACTTGAATTTGTATATAAAATCCTAAGAACCTAAAATGAATTTATTGCTATTATCTTATTACACTTAATTATTTAATTTTACTACTCAGGATGGTGTATAGGCAGCCCCTTTAAAATCCAGAGTACCTTAGGTACGAATACACAGGTTAAGTGTCCTTGTATTTTAAATATTACACTTGCTGACAATAAAAATACCGGAGTTGCTACCGATTCTAGCAACAATAATTTTGGTCAGGCTACGGTTGCGGGCAATGATCAAACAACGAGTGCAACCACTAGGTTTACCATGGACGCCGACACCGTTTCGGCTACTATTAATAATCAATACAACATAGATTCTATGTTGTACAAGACTTCCTCTCTTGAAGAGAATCAGACCATCAAGGATTTTTTAGCCAAGCCGCGATTATTTGCGGGTGGTGTTTTTGGTCCACTGGATGGCGTTTCTACTTTTTCGTCATTTGTATCACCAACGAATATATTGAATAATGATTTGTTTTTAGATAAGATTAGAGGATTTCTTGGTTTCAGAGCCACTGTCGTCTTTAGACTCACAGTCAATGCGAACAAGTTTCAACAAGGGCGTTATATGCTATGTTATGTTCCCACAGGAGGAGCTTCTCCGGCATCAGCTGCCGGAATGCAGCGATATTTATCTCATACTAATACGCTTACCCAAAGGACCCAATTGCCTCGAGTTGAGATAGATTTGAGTTGTGATACGGAAGCGGTTTTGAGGGTGCCTTACAATTCAGCGTTGAATTATTACACCCACAACCCTGCTGATGCTTATGGTGCATGGGGTAGGTTTCAGATTTTTCCCTATTCACCCCTCGTCGCTCCGTCAGGATCAACAACGGCTCCTTATACTTTGTTTATTCATTTTGAAGATGTTGAACTTATTTCAGCTACCGTTCCACAATCAGGAAGATTTATGAAGGGTTCTAAAGGACCAAGTGAAAGGGAAGCAGAATCTAAGGGTGTAGGACCTATATCAGCTCCTCTCATGAAGGTTTCAAAATCAGCAGCCATTTTAGCAGAAATACCTTTTATTTCCTCTTACGCTACTAATTTAAGTTGGATGACGAATATTATGTCCAATGCCGCTTCAGTTTTCGGATGGTCTAAGCCTCGCAATCTTGATGCGCAGAAGAAGACCGTTCGCGAATCCTTCCCTGGAGCTTACAATGTGGATGTTACTGACGTTGGTCAATCTCTTTCCTTGTCGTCTCAAAATGCTGTTTATGCTCTACCAGGGTTTTCTGGCACTGATACGGATGAATTGGACTTCACATATCTTGCTACAATACCAGCTTATTATACTCAAACTCAATGGAATACCACTGACGTTTTAGGAGATGTTCTTTTCCAGACTGAAGTTTATCCGAATTACGCAGTAGCTTCTCGTACTGTTCCTGGTGGTATAGTAATTGTAGATTACACTCCAGTTGCATTTGTATCTGACTATTTCTCTTATTGGAGAGGTAGTTTGGTATATACTTTCAAACTGGTAAAAACAGGATTCCATAGTGGTAGATTGGCAGTTTATTTTGTACCTATAAACACTGCTCTGCCTGATCCCCCAATAAATTTGCTCAATTCCGCATATGTACACAGAGAAATTATAGATATTAGAGAGCAGAACGAGTTCACTGTTACAATTCCTTTTGTATCTGATACGCCCTTCAGACGTCTTACAGGTTCTGATGCTGCTATTGGCAATTTGTATGTCACTGTACTAGCTCCATTAACTGGACCAGATACAGTGTCCTCTACTATTACTCTTTTGGTTGAGAAATCAGGTGGTCCAGATATAGAATTCGCTGTACCATTTAATAATAGGAACACTCCTGTATATGGTGCCACTCCCCAATCCTCATCTTTTATGCAAGGAGCGAAGGGGACTAAGAACGTTTGTTCTATTCAGGATTACACTATAGGATCCTCTAGCATAAAACACGACCCCGTAATTAACTCGGCAGCGTGTATCGGTGAAAAGATTTCTTCCTTCCGAACTTTGTTGAAGAGCACGGATCTTATAAACTATAATACTATTCCTAGTTTTAGCAAGTTTACTTTTGTTAAACCTTTCGCTTATCCTTATTTTCTGGATAATGGCTCGGAAGTGTTTCATGATGAAATTTCTGATCTATACGGAACTTTATGTAGTATATATGCATACTCTAGAGGAGGGGTTCGACTTAAGTTTATGATTCCGGCTACAACTAGTCAATCGTATTCTTCAGTTACACAATTGATCCAAGGTACTTTTGGCATTGCCGCTACTTCCTCCTCTGTTATTAGTTCATCAGGTAATAATGCTAATGGTGGTGCCTCTGCAATGATTCATTTTAATGGTTATCCTTATGTATTTCACCATAATGGTGCTAACAGAAGTATCGAGGTATCAGTGCCTCAATACACGAGGACCCATTCTAGGGTTAACTGGGATAATGCTCTTAACGATTCTAGTCCTGTAACAGTTTCAGGTGCTAATTTCTTTGATCAAAATATTGTTCAAATGAGCACACCTGGAGCTACTCCTGGACAAGCTCCTTATGTTTTTAGAGGTGGAGCTGATGATTGTAACTTTGGGCTTTTTGTGTCTATACCTCCGATGCAAAAATCCCTTGGTTATGAGGGGCAGTTATAATAGTCCATATATAGTTTAGTACGCTTAAGTACTGGTTTTTAATGACCTAATATTACAAAGTTATGAAAGTTTTTCGGTTTCTTCATAATTACTTCGTTTTAACGTCCGATTCGTATACGTTTAACGAGGGCCTATTTTAGATAGCGCTAGCATGCGATGAAAGTCGTAGAAGATGTATGTTTTACCACATTAATAAGCCTTAAAGGGCCGTGTTAGCGTGCTAAATATAATTACATCCGAGACTTAGGAGTATGAAAACTCCCCCGATTTATCGGGCATCGGCTCCGTTACATTTTCTTTATAGTAATGTGGCGTCGCCAATTTTCAAAATGC